TAAGCGGTGTTGTCCTGGACGTCTTTGGCGATCCAGGCGGAGAAGTCGCCAGCGGTGAGCGGTCCGGTGCTTACCAGGAAGTTGAGGCCCAGGTACTGCAGGTAGCTCCCGGAGGGCGGCAGTTTGAACTTCAGCACCGCGCCGGCGGTGAGCGAGGCCTTGGGAATGGCACCTGAGTCGATGAGCGTGTTGGGCGAGCTCATGGCGGAGGCGGCGGAGGCCTGCAGCTGGAAGTTGACGGTGGCAGCGCCGGCAGCGGTGACCGCGGCGCCCACCTTGATGTACAGAACCAGGTCTTTGTCACCGGCGGCGGCGATGTTGCGCGCCCCGCCGATGTCGATGACGTTGGTGCTCATTGCGGTCGCGGTGACCGCCTGAGCCAGGCAAAGCTCAAGGGTTTTATCCAGAATCATGGGGGAATCTCCTTATCCCAGGTTGCCAGGAGGGGGGAGTTGGTTCCTCCCCCCTGGGTGAAAGGTTCAGTTGCCGGAGCCGATGGCTTAGGTTACCTGCGCCTCGGTGTTGAGCAGCTGGTCGCAGGTCTTGATGGGGATGCTCAGGAAGGAGGTGCTGAACTGGCCGGCGGCCTCGCGGATGCTGAGCGTGTTGGTGCTCTTGTTGAGCGCCTGGATGTCCAGCATCTCGCGCACGGTCCGGTTGGCGTAGAACACCGGGCGGCCCATGGTGAGGAACGGGATGCGGTGGATGGCCTTAATCATCAGCTTGATGATGTCCGCCGCGCTGGACTCGCTCACCAGGTTGGACACGTCGATGTTGCAGATGCGGACCGCATAGCGCCAGTCCTTGACCACCAGACCGGCCTTCCACTGCCACCAGTCCTTGTACGCGCGGTAGTAACCGCCGTTGGCGTCCTGGACGTCCTGGAGGCCCAGGTCTTCGTGCTGCAGGCCAGCCTTGGAACCCTTGGGGTAGACGCCGAAAACGGTGTTGTCACCCCAGACCACCAGCCAGATGGAGGTGTTGTCCGACTGGGAACCACCGCCACTGATGACGTTCTGGGAGATCGGGATCGAGGTGGACAGGGTGTTGTAGCGCGGGGTGAGGCCGGTGAACCGCTCNNCCGCTCGGCGTTGGTCGCGGTGTCGCCGTAGAAGACGGTGCCGGCCATGTTCTGGTTCATGCCCTCTACTTCGGCCACCGCTTCCGACAGGCGGAAGGCCGCGGTGTTGCCGTTGATCTCCGCGACGTCCTTGTCCACGTGGTTGCGCGCTTCGAGCATGCCGATGGTATCGACCACCGGGGTCCTGGTGGACTTGGACGGCTGGATGCCCTCGTACAGCTTGCGCCAGGTGGCGGAGGGGAGGCCTGTGCGGATGACGGACTTGTGCCCGGTCTCCTGGTTGGACTCCTTGAAGGGCATGTCCTCCAGGAGCGCGTTGGTCTGGTTGAGGAGTTCGGCGACGTCCGCCACCCTCCCGCCGGGGTCCAGGGCGTTCGCTACGTCAATGAGCGTTGCCCCCTTGTTGCCAATAACTGCCATGATGTGCCTCCTGGCGGGTAGTTATCCCGCAAAGGTTTGTACCCGGTGGCCGGTGTTCTCCGACAAACCGGGGAGGTGAAGCTTACTTCGTGTCGCCGTAAAGCCTCGTTGCCATGTCTCCCTTACCCTTCCCTTCCGCGCCGGGGATGACGATCCCGTCCTCCTTCATCCCCTTGCCGATGCGGACCATGAGCCGGATGACCTCAGGGTGATTGCCCAAGCCGTACTGGTTCAGGGCGCTCTTCAGCTCCGGGGTGCCAAAGCTGTTGATAGCGCGCTGTGCCACCTCCAGGTTGGCGTCCCAGGTGTCGCCGCCGATCTCCTTGTCCTGCTTGGCGGTGTCGAGCCAGCCCAGCACGGTGTTGGCCCAGGCATCGCTGCGGCGCTGGACCAGCTTGGTCTCAAAGTCCGCGAGCTTCTGGGCCTCTTCGTTGGTAAGCTTCAGCTCCTTGGCGATAGGGATGAACTCATCCAGGAGGTCCTTGGTAATCTCCAGGCCCTCCGGGAACTTGATGTCATAGGTCTCCGGCACCTGGTCCTTGGCCGCGGCCGCCGCCTTTACCCGGTCCTCCTCTTCGCGCTGCTCCGGGGTGAGCCCGGCCCGGCGTTCCTCCTCCGCCTTGTCGGCTGCGAGCTTCTCCCGGCGTGCAGTGACTTCCTCAGGGGTGAAAAGACCATCGAGGCCATCAGCTCCCTTGCCGCCCCCTGCATCGCCACCGGCTCCGCCATCACCTCCCAGGGCGGTCCCGGCACCGGCCGCAGGTGCACCGGACCCGCCGGCTCCACCATCACCTCCGCCCCCGCCTGCGCCGCCTTCACCACCAGCACCCGCATCACCACCGTCACCCGGCAGTGCCATCACCGGCATGATCGGCAGCAAAAGCATCATCATCAGGAACTTCCACCACATGATTCGCTTCTTCATTGGCCTTCTCCCTCCTCTCCTTGGAACTCTTCAACAGGTTGATGTACTTCTCAGGGCAGGCCTCCAGGATCTCCGCGAGGAGCTTGAGGCCGATGTCGCGCCGGCCCTCCTGTGCAGCCATGATCAGAGCGTCAGTGGAAAAACTGGAACGGTAGACCCCCGCACGCTCCAACAGGCGCCAGATGAACCGGGCGCCGGCCGGCAGGGACATAAGCTCATCGAGGTCCCTGAGGTGCTGGGGTTTCTTGCGGGGTGCCATCTACCTCACCCCCAGGAGCCGGGTGAGCGCGCTGGCGTCTTCGATGTTGGTCTCCGAGAGCGTCTTAGCGGCCGTGGCCACGCTCCCCATGGCCGGCGCCGCCTGTGCCATGGCCTGCTGCTGCGCCTGCTGAGCGCGGGCCGCCCGGATCTTCTTCACCTCGTCATCCGTCCTGATGACGTTGGGAGAGACGCCGTGCATCCCGGCATACTCGTCAATGGCCGCGTCCACGTTGAACTTGTCCGCCGCCTCCGGGTTGAAGTTGATGAGGTTTCCCACGTAGCCCGCCACGCGCTCCATGGACGCGGTGCCTACGAGCTTTTGCGCCTGCGCCATGACGGAGATGTACTCCACCTTGAGCGGCTGGCCGTGCAGCTCGCGCGGAGCCTCCGGTACCTGCCCTTTGCGCATCATGATGGCAAAGGTCCGATCAATGGCCGGGTCATACAGCTCTTCCCCGAAGCGCTCGATGGTGGGCCCCAGCACCAGCAGCTTTTCCTGGTGGCGCTCCTCAACCTCGCGGGCGGTCACCTGGTTGATGTCCGAGGTGGCGAACATGAGCATGAGGTCCTCGAAGAAGATCTTGCGGATCTCCGCCTTTTGGGCCTCGATGTCCTGGCGCAACTCGTTGGTGCGCGGCTGGAACTGGTAGGCCGGGCGGAACCCAGCGTGCTGCTGTGCTGCCAGGTTGTCGATGTAGGTGACCCCGCCGGGGACCATGCTGGTCCCGGACTCCTTCAGCGCGGCATCAGCCAGCATCGGCGGCCGCACCAGCTTGTCGATACCCTCCGCTTTGCGCTTCTCGGTGAACTGGAGCCCTTTGACGGTGCCCAGGGCGTCCATGCCCGGCGAATAGCCATAGACGTCATCTCCCTCCACGTCCCAGCGCGGGGCCATCACCGGGAACTCATCGAAGCCGGACTCCGAGAGGAAGGCCTGCTCTTTGCGTCCGGCCGGCTCCCAGTAGACGGAGCGGAACGGCTTTTCGCTGGCGTTGAGCTTGGTGAAGTCGCGCCCGACGTTGGGCTCGATGGCGTGGGCCACCTCCACCTGCTGCTCATAGCTGCTCCGGTCCCAAAGGGTGCGGACCGTGTTGGAGACGTTCTCCAGGCCGAAACGCATGACCATCTGGCGCACCGTCATGGAGAAAACCCTGTAAAGGGTGTCGCACTTGAGGCGATCATTGAGGGCGATGAAGAAGGAGCCCACCGGGAAGGGGTAACAGCGGATGATGGACTCCTGGTCCTCCAGGATGCACATGGCGGCCGTACCGTGGCCGCCGGTGGCGCCGTAGATCTGCGGCATGACGTTGTAGAAGTTGGACTTGGCAAAGACGGTGCGCATCCGGCTCTCCATCTCGAAGAGCCACTCCTTGACCGGCTTGAACTTCATGAGGTCATCGTCTTCGATGGTGAGCCTGAACCAGGGGCGGGACTGGGAAGTCATGCCGGCGTGCATCCCGCTCTTCAGGGTCCGCAGCGACGTAGTGGCACAGCTGTTGATGATGGCGTCGTTGGCTTTCGCGCCCTTGCTCTTGTTGGTCGTGAGGTAGCGCCCGGTGCGGGGAGAGAGGAACTTAGTAAGCTCCTGCCAGTGCGGAAAGAAGCTTTCCCGCTCCGCCTTCAGCTCTACCAGGCGCCGCTCTACCTGTTCCCGCTTGGTCATGGTTTCTGCCATCTATCACCTCTGTTAAGTGCCAGTCGTTGCATCGGGGGCACTTGTAGACGTCGAGGATGACGCCGTACATCGAACCCACCATGTTCGCCCCGGTTACCGCCTGTTTGCGCTTCCGGTAGCGCCGTTTCCCCGAAGGGACGCAGACCACGCGCCCGTTGTGGTTGTCCGGTGCGCGCGCCGCCATTTGCTACTGTCCCAGGAGCGTCTTGGTGGCCGTGGCCGCCTGCCCGCTGGCCCCCTGGGAGCTGGTTAAGACCGTGTTGCTCGCGGCCATCCTGCGCCGGATGCGTTCGCTGTCGCGCGATGCCACCACCCCGGCGTCCTGCTCTTCCGGGGGAGGGACTACCGCGGGGGGAGTCGGAGGAGATCCGCCGCACATAGTCAGACCTCCTGGACCAGGGTGTAACCGGCCTCGAAGGCGCCGGCCGGAGAGAAGGAGGTGTAACCCTCGCCCTCCAGG